CGCCCCGACGACAAGGGGACGGGCTCAGACGGCGCGCTCGAAGTCAAGCGCGTCGATGCTCTTGAGCGCCCCGGAGCCGCCGATGTAGTGGCGGCAGGGCGTGCCCAGGACCTCGTCGGTGAACACCGACAGCTCAAGCTCGAACTGGACCGGGTCCTCGGACTTCCAGGCCTCCTCAGGGATAGAGGCCGGCTTCACGCGGGGGAAGCCACGGCCGATGAGCCACTCGTTGTCCGCCGGGCCGTCAGCCATGATGGCCAGCAGGCGGAACTCGTCGTGCAGAGGCAGGGGCGCCTCGTCGAAGACGACCTCGCCCGTGGTCTTGTCGGCCTTCACCTGGGACAGGTCCAGGCCGTACACCAGCTGCTGAAGGTTCTTACGGTAGACCTCCAGGGCCGTGAACTTGATGGTCTTGGGCGCCTTGACGACGTCGGTACGGACGGCCTCGACGTAGCCGAGGGCCTCGACCTCCTCGACGTCGACGTCGACGGATGTTGTCAGGCCGTCCTTGCTCATCAGGCCCACGGGCCAGTAGCCCGACGGCAGCTGCGTCAGCTGGCCGGTGCCCTCGGTGATCTTCGCGGGCAGCTCGACACTGGTCGGCGCCATGAAGATCACGACGTTCAGGCCCTTGCGGACGTTGCCGCGCTTGTTGTGCGCCTTCTTCAGCGCCTCGATAGTGGTCGCCGTCATGGAATCTGGTCCTTTCAGAGTTGTCGGTAGGTGACGTCGAGGACCATGGACACGACCTCAACGCGCTCGAAGTAGGGGCGGGCGCCGGAGCACTGGGTGACTGCGGCGCCGTCGACGAACCCGGCCACTGTCTCCAGCGGCCCGTCGCGCACGGCCCGCCGCAGCGCCGCCGCGACTCCCGATGCGCCCTGCTCGGCAGGGCCGGTAGGGGTCAGGGCGTAGACGTCCACGGTCACCGTGGCGACCGTGTCGATGTAGTCCTCGACGACGTCGAGCAGGGCCACGTGCACCAGCGGCATCGGCCCCGACGTGAAGCCCGGGTCGAGGACCCGGGTGGTCGGGGCGCCCGTGGCAGCGGTGACCGCCTCACGGACCACCTGAACAGGATCCAGGTCGCTCACCGCCTCACCCCCTTCCTGGCAGCCCTCGACGCCTTCGTGGCGGCCAGCCGCCCGAGCGTGTACGCCCCCGGCACCACCCACCTGAAGCCCGAGTGGCCACGGACACGACCGGCCAGGTGCCCGAACTCCACCGCCGCCGCATACGGCAGGTCGGTGACCACGCGGCCCGACGCCCGACGCGTCTGCCCGCCGCGCTTGGTCACCACCGTCGCCGTCGTAGGCTCCACCCGGAACGACGCGGCCAGCCGGCCGGTCGCGTGCGGGGCGGTGAACTGGGCGACCTGGGCCACGTCCTGCCCCGCCCCCGTCATCGCCGCCCGCATCCCGGACGACACCAGCAGCGCCTCCACGCCCGCCCGGTCGATCACGAAGCTACGCTCCCTGCGCGCCACTGCCGGTCACCTCCTGACCATCGTCACGGCCAGCCCCAGCGGCCACGGGGCCGGAGACGTCTCCACCACCCAGGAGCCCGCGAGCGCGTGCCCGGCGGGCACTGTCACGACGTCCCGGTGGCGGACCGGGGCGCCGGGAGGGGCGTACAGGGTCGCGACGTCGTCGGCGGCCTCCGAGGTGGCCTGGGCGGTCATCCCCGGGGCCGTGCTCGCCCCGGGCGCGACCAGGCACCCGGGCACCGTCACGGGAGGGCCGGGCGGCGCGTAGTGGCCGTCCGCGTCCCGGTGGGACGGGCCCGCCACCGTGACATCGGTGCGCCAGGCGGCCGGGAACGCGTCGAGGAGGCTCATGGTCGCTCCGACACGAGGGGGACGGAGGCCATGGGGCATGCCCAGGGGCGCAGCATGATCCGGTCCTGGCGGGTGAGCCAGACGCCGCCGCCCTGGGCGCCCTCGGAGATGCCCTGGGCGACCTGGAAGGCGCCAGCCTGAACCGTCCGGGACGACAGCCCGATGGAATCGTCCTGGGGGCCCTTGAGGGCGCGGACGATCATCTGGGAGATGACGTACCGGACCGTCTCCTCGGCCTCCTTCGGCG